GTTGTACGGACTCAACTTCTTTGTTACTGATGAAGCTCTGACCACGCATCAGGAACTGAGCGGTGCCATCCTTGAACAGAACAGTGCGAAGCTGCTTGGACTTATTTACAAACTTTTTCATCGTGTGGTTCTCCTTAATGAAATGGATTGTGTTGTTTCATCAATCTCTTAGTATTTATGATCTCTATGAAAAACCTTTTCTGACTAAGAAATGACCACTGCAACATCCCCCATGACTCGTTTCCTGTCAACCAATCACCTCCGATGATGATGATCGAAAAGGGGGTTCCTTGGCCTTCGAAACCGCTTCCATTTGGACCTCCTTCTGCGACCCCCTGAAATGGCTGAAACCCCCGTGGATAGTGGCTTCTAGAGTTAAGTCTAACAGTAAGAACTATTAGAGAGACTCTAAAAGCAAGATCAAAATCAAAAGCTCGCGTTGCGTTAGCTAACATTTTAATGAATATTTACGGGCGATTGAGTCGATCTACCAACCTAGTTGGGGTGATAGAGAAAACCTATTGAACGGGTTATTTGACAAGTTGATAGAGTTTCTATATAATCCATTTGACTTCAAAGCAATACCAACTTTAACCATAAGAGGAACCTCCGAATGATCGATCTACCCCAACAAAAACCAAAGCATTATCTGGACGCAGGTGAGATGTTTGACGAAACTCTGGTATGTCTTCGTAAAGAAGAGATCAGTGATAAGCTAGGCAAGATGTTCTATCAACTGGCGGAGAAGTTTGTTAACCATCCAAACTTTGTTCGATATCATCATATTCGAGAAGACCTTATCTCATATGCTGTTCTTGGGTGCATCAAAGGGTTCTCTCGCTTTATGCCATATCGAAACATCCTAGAGCGTGATGAACATGGTGAGATCATCTCAAGCACCAAACAAGAATGGAATGGCGAACACGTTGAATACAACTATCTCACCTGCAACAATCCATTCGCCTACTACACAACCACAGCAAACAATGAAATTCTTCAATTCTTGAAAAGTGAATACAAACAAAAAAACATCAGCAACAAGATGAAACTTAGTATGGGTATCGACGCTGATGAGGGTTATCGAGATATGATCAGGGAACAAGAAGCAGAGAAAGCACTCAATGAGCCAGATGTCTATGAAGATGAAAATTCAAACGTAGACGAGAACGGAATCGAGTGGGAGAAGCTCTGATATGCCAAAGATCATGTGTATTGGAGATCTTCATTTTGGGGAGAGGGGTGACTCAGAGAAGTTCAATAACCAAATCCTTGAGTTCATCCAGTGGTCAATTGATAAGGCAAAGGAGAATGGATGTACTCATGTGATCCAGCTTGGTGATTGGTTCCATCATCGAAACAAGGTTCAGGTCCAAACTCTTAACTACGGCATCAAAGGAGCAAAGATGCTTGGTGATGCGTTTGGACGAGATAATGTCTTTGTTCTGAGCGGTAACCATGACCTCTTCTACTTGGATCGATTGGATGTCTCCTCAATCGCCTCAATCGCTCCATACGTCACCGTTGTTGATACCCCTATGACCCCTATTGCTGGCTGTCTATTAACGCCTTGGATCGCAACACAGGAGCTTTGGGAGCATGTTGTGGAGGCGGGTCAGTGGAACAAGTACCTGTTTGCTCATTTGGAGCTGAATGGGTTCATGGTTAACGAGAAATATGAGATGGAGCATGGCTATTCTCATAGAGAACTGAAAGACTATGATGTGGTGATTACTGGTCATTATCATAGTCTTCAGACCAAAGACAATATCCTGTACACAGGTACTCCGTACCCAATCACCATGAACGAGTGCAACGAGGACCATGGTGTTGTCTTCCTCGACACCGAGGAAGACACCCTTTCATTTGTTAAATACGAAGGGATAAGAGTGGTTTCTATCAGCTTTGAGGATATTGAAACACTTGGGGATTATGATCCAGCCAACACCACAGTAAGGATCGAGTTTCCTGATTCGCTTGAGGATGAAAACATCATCGAAGAAACCAAAGAACTTCTGAAGGAGTTCAACTTCCATGATGTCAAGATCAAATATCGAGGCGAGAAGGCAAAGAAGCTACTAGAAGCAGAGGTGGA